GCGATGGTTCCGGCGGAGCGTCAAGCTAGAGGGAAATTGGTGGATTACGCTGTGGCTATCGAAAAACAGGAGCCCGCACAATAAAGTGTTGTTTTGACTCGTTTAGAGTAGGCCCATCCGGTGCTCAAGCCGGACCCCATATGTAGATCATCTCAAATCAGAGCGTCTCAGATGGTCCGATATTTTGGACCATTCGAATACCGAAGCTCAGTTCTTCGGGAGATCAGATTAGATTACATTACCTAAGCACTGATTTGAGGAGACTCGGATGGCTCTTGGACCTTTTTCGACCTACGTACCCCCTGGCGTTTACTCGCGAACATTGACCGAAGCGAATGTTGCCGCCCTTGTGGCTGGCCTTCGCATTCCTGTCGTTATTGGTGTTGGTCAGGAGGAGTTGGAACAGCTGGATCTTGAGTTGGTCCGGGGTTCTTCTTCCACACTAGACCAGCAAATTGTGAACGAGGATGTGAGTCTTCGGTGGATCGTCAATGACACGAATCCTTCGAACCCTGTTTTGGGCACGAGCGACGGGACAGAAACTCGCTTTAAGGTCCGGAACTTTCCGATCGTAGACGGTCAGGGATTTGGTCGCACTACGAATGACGTCAGATCTGTCACTGTCACAGTGGACAATGTTCCGGTAGCGGTTGGAGCTGTTAGGGGTGCTACAGGTGAGGTCACTCTTCAGGTGCCTCCTTTGGCAACCTCGATAGTAAAGTGTACCTACTTCTTCCATCGTGGGGATACTGCGTTTACGGATGACGTCTCTGACCAAGTCACAGCGACTCCGGCAACTATTGTCACTCCAGGGTTTGAGCCTTTCTCGATTGTGACTGGCTCTAGCGATACCCTAAAGATTCGTGTGGACGGTGGTGTGGAGTACATAGTTACTTTTCTTCCGGGTACCTCTTCTACAGCTTCTAGCTTGAAGACTCAGATTGATGCGGCTTTGATTCCTGGTCTTACTACGTCAGTTTTTGTTGGGAATGACGGAAAGAGTCATCTCCAATTCACTGCCCAAACATCTATTGAAATTGGGACGGGTAATGCAAATGGTGTTTTGGCCTTGTCCAATGGGCAGAAAACAGTTCGAAATCAGGACTTTCGGGTCTTCAATATCCCGGTGGTAGATGGTACCTCTGGTGGGGTAACCACAACCGATCCTTCTAAGGTTGTAGTTAAGGTCAGTGGAGTGCAGGTTATTCCAACTGTGGTCGATGGCACCAACGGCGTTGTTACCTTGCCCTCTGCTCCTCCTCCTGGTGCTAGCGTACTCATTACCTACTGGGCCAATACGTGGCAGGACACATTTGACTACCTACCAAACACTCTTGTTACGAACGTGATTCGGGCGGGTATTTCTCCGAACCGAAGTGACTACATTCAAGGCCAAGATTTCGTAGTTAGTAATCCCTCCCCGGATGTTTCGGTGGTGCACTGGGGAGCCAGTTACTCGATTTCTTCGACTTTGCGGACCCCCGGTGCCGAGCCGTTGGATGAATCTCAGGTTGTACCAAGTATGGTGGACGACAAGCTCTATCTTGTCCCTTGTACCGCTTTCATTGATACCGCAGTTGTTCCCTCGAGGACTAGTACTCAGATCTTTGTCCTCCCAGCGATTCCAACGACCGGAAACGGTCGTAATACACCTCTTGGTGCGACCACTTACTCGTCTGTTGCTAATGGGCGTATGGATCTCGTCACAAATCGTCCTGATTTGGTAATTGCTCGCGTGGGTAGAACTCTTCGGGATGCCCTCGGACGTCCCGCAGTAAAGGTTACCGCTGTTGATGGACTTAACCGTAAAATCACCCTGAAAGATCCGATTCCACCAGATTGGAATGTTTACGCGACTTTCTACTATAGTCGTTTGGTAGACGATACCTACATCATCACTTGCAAGACTCCTGGTCCGATTGGGCAAGGTCAGTATGAGGTATTTTCCTCCCTCTTTAACACAAACCTTTATCATGTGAGGTTTGGCACTAAGGGTGGCGGGCTAGTGGAAACTGTCCAGTGGCCCCGAGGTGTCGAGCAAGTGCCAGATGCTCTGCATGTTGGTGGAACTCCGGTTGGGGAGACTGTCACCGTTACGTTTGGTCAAGCGCCCGCTACGAACGCGGTATTCACAAATAAGGGCCCCCAGCCATACTCCTTCTACACTCCTTCGTCGGCTACCTGGAGGACTGACCTAAACGGTGCTTTGACCTTAGCAACAAACCTCAATACCGCCTCATTGGGCTACCTGGTTAGTAAGCCGGTTGCTCTTTCTGGTGGGGGAAACATCACTATTACTTCAGGGTCTAATGACACCCTCAACATCACCATCGATGGTGTGAATGTGGATGTCACGCTTACGGCTGGCACTAGGACTCCGGCACAGATTGTGGACGATATCAACACGGCGATTGATGCCAAGACAGAGTTTAGCGGCACAGCGAACAATTTCCTTGCGGTTGCTATTCCCGGTCCTGGGACTACTCATACATTCTTCGTCATTCGCAGTTATTCTGTTCCTGGGGCGTTACCTGGTGGATTTGACCATAAGAGTTATGTTCGAGTACGCCAAGGAACGGCCGAAAGCACTCTTGGGTTTACCACCTTCCAGGAGGCGTATGGCACTACGGGTGCTATTAATAAGCCTGCAACACTACTGAGTGGGAATGCAGGACCGTTCGTGATCACCTCTGGTTTGAATGATGTGTTGAAACTTCGAATCAACGGTGTGGATTTCCAAGCTACGATCAATCCTAGTTCAACGACAGCGACTCAGGTGGCTGGTGACATTAACACAGTCATTGCTTCTCAAGGTTCTGCTACTGTCGGAACCTTGGACAATCTCAATAAGATTCGAATTACGAGCAACCTGAACTCCGAACAATCCTCAATTGTGATCCTCAATGGTTCAGCGAATGCAACCCTTGGTTTCACTGAAGGTGACTTTGCTAGCCAGGCTAGGGTCAATGTTCAGGAAGTCGTGGACCGTCTCATGGCGAGCGTGAACTTCGCTGTAACCTCTTGGGGGGCCCCTGGTGTGCCTGGTACTGCTCCGACTGCGAACACGAATGGCGCAGTGGCTTATCCTTCGGTAATAAACGGCCAAGTTTACCTGACCGTTGAGTCCTTAGTGCTAGGTTCCACATCGTCTATTGGATTTGCTACTGGATCCAATTCTGCATTCAACGTCATGACGGGGACAGGAATCGTTCCAGGGACAGATGGGGATAACGGGGAAGACGCAACCGACAACTTCACTGTTACCTCTTCAAATGCGTACGGTTCTAGTGGGATGGGAACTCCAGGTCAGACCTATATGGATAGTAGAACCGGCCTACGATTTACGGTTCTTCCAGCTCAAGAAGGTTCCTATACCCCAAGTGGTTCCTTTACTTTGGAAGTTTCCCCGACATTCAATGTGAATCCGTCTGTTCCACACTATGCCATTCCTGGTTTGGAAACCCTTGTCACTAATACGGTTAGCGTGGGTGTGAACGACACCGCTAATGTTCAGACCTTTAACCCGAGTGGCTTGGAGCCGAAAAATGGTGACTTCTACTTCATGTCCTATCGGTTCCTGAAACAGGACTACTCCACTAGGATTTACCGTCAGTTTAAGACCATTGAGGCAAACTACGGTAAGCTTAGTGCTGAAAATCGAGTCACTCTTGCTGCTTACCTGGCGATTATCAATGGCGCTGTTCTTGTGGGGGTCAAGCAGGTGCAGAAGGTGCCTAATACAAACCAGGCATCGTCTCAATCGTTTATCACTGCGATCACAGACCTTGCTACCCCACTCCCAGGGAATATCAAACCAGACCTCCTAGTGCCCCTCTCTACGGACACATCAGTTTACTCATTTTTGACTCAGCATTGTGAGATCATGAGTAACATCCGTAATCAGTCAGAGCGGATGGGCTTCATTGGTTTTGCGTCAGGCACTTCACCTACGAATGCTCAAACGGTGGCTAGGTCTTTGTTCTCTCAGCGTGTGGTTGCATTCTACCCAGATTCGGCGGTTATTACCCTCTCCAATGAACTAGGTGAGACTTTCGAAACGTTGGTAGATGGCACCTTCTTTGCGGCTGCTGCTTCTGGGGCTGTGTGTTCCCCAGCAGTGGACGTAGCAACCCCATACACGCATAGGAAGATCCAGGGCTTTACCCGCATCCCGCGCATTCTGGACCCGGTAGAAGCTAACCAGACGGCTGTGGCTGGCGTGACCATTCTGGAAGACTTGGACCCGATCGTGCGGATCCGTCAGGGTCTCACGACCAACATGACCTCGGTCCTCACTAGGCTCCCGACTGTCACGCAGATTGCCGACTACGTTTCGATCAACAGCCGCTCGGTGTTGGATGCCTTTGTCGGAACCAAGTTCCTGTCAAGCCGGACGAATGAGGTTGAGGTCTCAATGACCAGCCTCTTCAATCAGCTCATTCAACAGGAAATTGTGGCCGCATTCACTGGTATCTCTGCGGTAATAGACCCAGAGGATCCAACAGTGCTTCGCGCTGAGGCATACTACCAACCGATTTTCCCCCTACTGTATCTAGTTTTGACATTCAACCTGCGTGCAAGAATTTGACCGGCACAGCGCATTGTAATAAAGGTGCTTGATAGCATGGTAGTCTGAGTATAATCTCAGACTACCATGCAAAAAACTGTCACCTTCTCCATTCAAAATATGTCGGAAATCGCGGAAGCGTTGCGATCGGATCTTGTCGCTCGTGGCATTGGTGAGGTGCAATTTGTTGCAGTTGGCGCAGGGCCAAGCCTGACCGTCTACATAAAGCGTGGCTCAAAGCTCGATTCGAAGCTCGTCCCCAAATCCTTTCGCGAAATTCCCGTACAAATTGTAAGAATGGCCCCCATCAAGTTCGCAGCGACTTAAACTCAGGGAGTTTGCAGCGTCCAGAAAAGCGCCCCAAGGCTACGCCGCTGGAGCCTATGTCCGATCTCTGGAAGGCGAGCTAGAGATCCGAGCCAGGGCGCCAGGAAGTGAGGTATCGGGAGCAGTACCCTGGGGCACGCATCCGATCTGAGGCATGTGAGGGCTAACCGAAAAGCAGCCATCGCCAAGTCATGCGGAGAAGCCTCGGGGCAGGGCAGAAGAAGACGATTCAGTGTCCCTCTTTCGGTAAGTCACATGAAGTTGCTCTTACACTTGCTGTGGCTTTGTAGGGGTCTCAGGAAAATGAGCCTTATGCAGAGGTACAGTACCTTCGTGGTCGCCTCGTAGATGAGGGATTCTTGGGTTAGGATCCTTCTATAAAGTGGGGCAAGTGACATGTACACTAGTCGAACAGCCCGAAAGCTTCATGCCAGGCTTTTCCTCTCCATGTCTTTGGAAGAGGCAAAGAAAATACTTGGCTTCTCCGCGAACTCTACTCCAAGTTCTTCTGAGATTTCCAAGGCCTATAAGCGTAAAGTTTTGGAGAACCATCCGGATCGTGGTGGGGACCCTCTTAAGATGGTTGAGGTCAATGTTGCTAAAGAGGTTTTGGACGGGAAGTTTCGTAATGATTTCATTGTGCAACGGACCAAGGAGGAAGAAGACAGGGAAAGAGCGGAGGAAAAACTAAGAGGGGATATTGTTACGATCCGGAAGGCCTCGGAGAAGGCAGTTCGAGCTATGTCTCGTCATTCTCTGTTTGCGTTTGCATTCCGGGGAAAAGAGCCGTTTCGTTCTTTTCTTATGGATCAATTCGCAGATGTCCTTGACTTGGTGCAAGAAGAAGCTGAGAAAAGCCTTAAGAGTCCAACGTCTAAGGATGATGAAAAAGCTCTGAGAAAAATCTTGGCACTTGTTAAGGAGATGGATGGAATCACTCTCCGGATTGCTAGTAAGTACCGAGGATTGTCCAACCCTCAGGAGATTAGACTGTCGGATCTTGAGGAGCAGTATACCAAGGGGAAGCTTGTTCAAGAGATGATGGGAGACTTGTTTTCGAAATCAAAGCAAGTGTATGGTCTCATCGTGACTGGCCTTGGTCCTAATTACGATGACTCGGTGTCTATTTCTGAGGCTGTGGCGGACCGGTACTTCAGGGAGGGCTCTGATTACTTGGGGGCCTATGTTCACGACTTAGTCCAATTTGACCCTAAGGAGGGTTCAAGAGTTTTGAAGGAGGTTGAGAGCGCTGTAACTGAGGTGCTTGATCTTCTCAAGGCTAGGAAAGTGGACCTCAATAAGTATGATCTCTCGTCTAATTGGAAGAATTGGGATATACCAGACAGTTTTGAGCTATCTGAAACAGCGATTCGAGGTTCCGTCAAAAATGCGAGCCTTGATGACGGGATCGCTCTTCGTGTTGCCTCTAGGTTCGTAAGTAACCTCTGATCAGTTGGACTTCTTTTGATGGACCTTATGAGTGAAGACTTGGAGACAGACAAATGACGCTGAAAATTGACGAGAGGCTTCTCATTGCGGCTGAAGGTGCGAACCCGAAGGAGGTCAAGGAAACCTCTCCTGGCCGTCTCTTGGACTTGATGGTTCTTGTTTTGGCAATCGATGCATACACCCTGGCTGGAGACAATACTGAGCACCTTAATAAGGGTTTGGCCGTTTATCGTATGCACCGAAGTTCGATTGAGGAAGCGGCAAAAAAGCACCTTGAGTCGATCATTCAGCGTCCAGATGCAAGCATTCTTGAGTCTAAGTTTCGTTTCATGGATCAGCCAGATCCCACCAGAAAAGCCCGATTCGTAGAGGACTTCATGGTTTGGGTCAAACGTAGGACCTCGCTTATGAGGGATATATTCCCAGGGAGGGTCTACGCAAATGCGTCTAAGGTTGCTGTAGCTTGCGAGGAGCCTGATGTTGAGGCGAGGGTACAGAAGTTGTCTGTGGTTCCAACAAGCTCTGGACTCTCGTCTATGTTTAAGTGGGTTAGGAAGAGTGCTGAGCTTTTGGGTGCCCCGGCTCCTACGGTTGAGGCAGTATCTGCGCAAGTGGAATCTGCTCAGGCGATTGCAGAGGAGTTGAAAGATACGGACCGCAGAATTAATGTTGAGCCTGTGGGGTCCCCTGCCCGAGCTGAATTGGAAGATAAGAAGCTCAACTTAGCTGCTGACCTCAATGAAGCAGTAGAGGATTCAGACGATCCCCAGACGGTTGGTGCAGCAGCAGCGAGTCGTTATGCAGCACAATCTAAAGTTTCTGCCAAGTTTGGACTTACCCCTGAACAAGAAGATGTGATGCGTTCTATGGGGAATGTGGTTATTGCTGCTGGAGCTGGCTCGGGGAAAACGCAAACTCTTGTGGCTACTATTGCACATTTAGTTGAAGAGAAGGGTTACCAGCCTGGGCAGATTATGGCTTGTTCCTTCACTAGAGCTGCTGCTTCTGAGCTTGACTCTCGTGTGACAGAAAGAGCGGGGATCCATGGGGTACGGGTCGGTACCACGCATTCGATTGCCCGTGAGATCATCATCAAGAATCGTCCGCAACTTGTTCAGGCGGTGAACAAAAATAAACAGGCTAGGATGGCATTCAAATTGGCGATGCGACAGGTGCCATTGAGCATTTCTGGTTACCAGGAGGGTTTGAACAAGTCGCGAGACAACATGCAGCGCATTGAATCTATTCCGGGATGGAGGGACACTAAGATCCTCAAGTCCTTTTACGATCAGCTTAGTCGGGGTTGGGCACTTTCCGAGAAGCAGCAATCCGTTTTGGACAACTGGCGTAGTGGTGGGGGTTATTATCGCCGTCGGTATGCGGAAGAGGATGCCTCGGTGGTTCAGGCGGTTCGTACTGCTATGGGTCAGACCGGAATGGTAGTGGATGCTGCCTATGATTCGGTTTCATCTGGAGGAGACAGTGGTAGTCCGTATTGGACCACTCCTGTTGGGGAATGGTTTAACATCGGTTTGCCAGTTGCTGATGAAAATGGAAAACCTCTGAGTGAGAAGCAAGCTCTCCTCTTGGTGGACAACTTCAAGAATTCTGGGCAGTCCGTGGATCAGGTGAGATCTGAACGTGGAGATGATTGTATTTCGTCCTTGTATGGGGCCTATGAGTGGCTGAAGAAAAATGATAAGGTCTTTGGCCCTTGTATGGACTATACCGATCAGCTCACAGTGGCCCTTCAGATTCTCAAGGAGGACCCGGCTGCTCGTGCTGCTGAGCAGCGCCGCTTCAAAGCCCTTATGGTGGACGAGGCTCAGGATCTCAACGAAATACAATTTGAAATGTTTCAGATCCTCGGGGAGAAAGCTGATTTGCTCGCATTTATAGGGGACGATAAACAATGTGTTTCTAGTGACACTCTTATTTCCACCCCAGATGGGACGAAAGAAGCTTCTCTTCTCCGTGATGGAGATCAGGTCTTATCCTTTAGAAACGGGGAGCTTAGGCCCCAAGTAGTTCACATAAACCCTTCCTCTTGGACTTGGGGTTACAGGATTACGACGGAGAGTGGAAAAACTCTAACTATGTCTCCAAATCACAAGATTTGGGCTGATGACCTTCAGCTTGAGGGTGATCAGATGATTGTGTACCTAATGTACCGTCGAGACATGGGATTCCGTGTTGGAGTAACTAACAAGTCTGGAGGTGAGGAAGACTACCTCAATCGATTTGGTGGTCGAGCCTTTTTGGAGAAAGCTGAAAGGCTTTGGGTTCTTGAAGTCTGTAACGACCGAGAAGAAGCCTTGTTAGCTGAGGAATCTTATTCTTTGAAATATGGGGTTCCCACTTCATGTTTTGAAGGTGAGCATCGTGGGCTGAATCAGAGCAGGATTACAAGTTTGTTTTCTGAGTTTGGCGAGAACGGCCTGAAAATCCTTCAGAGCAAGCACCTTTCGTTCAATCTTCCTCATTGGATGTCAAGATCTTACTCCAAGCATGGGAGGATCCGTCGCACCATTCAGATGATTGCCCATAGTCCTACCGGAACACAGGTGACTTTGGAATGGATGGGAGATGACTTGGATGAGGTTACTCAGAGTTACAAGGTTGCTAATACCTCAAAGGGTACAAAGAGGATCCGGAAGTGGTTCGGGAATTATAGAGAGGGTCTCGTTTTCGCTGAAGCGCTTCAAGAAGCCACGAAGGCAAATCTTGCTCGTCGCCTTTCAACGGCTGAGGGGCCTCTGAATCTCCTTACTGCCTCGGCTTTGTTTCCTGGGATGAAAGTGCCAGTCCTGGAAGGGTCAAACTTGATACATGAAGCTATCATTTCTGTGGAAAAGGTAGAGGGCACATTTTTAGATCTTGATGTGACTGAGGCGTCTAACTTTTTCGGAGGTGGGATCCTCAGTCATAATAGCATCTACGCCTTCAGAGGAGCGAAGCCTAAGAATTACGTGGACTTGTCAAAGAAAGAGGGATTTCAGACCAAGTTGATGACCTTGAACTTCCGTTCTGGGAAGGCTATTGTGGATGCAGCGAACAAGCTCATTGCCCACAACGGTGATCGACAAATCCCGATGGTCTGTGAGGCTGATGTAGAACTAAAGGGTATGGGCTCAATTCGATCCAAGAGTGCTGCTACACATGAAGATGCCGCGAACATGGTGGCACAGGAGATCAAGGACGCAATTGATTCCGGTGATAGCCCGAAGGACTTTGGAATTCTTGTGCGAAACAATGCGGAGCACGATGCATATACCTTGGCTCTCTTGGCCCGTGGAATCCCTTATCGTCTCTTGACCAAGTCTTCGGGTGGGTACTTTGGTAAGCCTCTCGTTAGGGCACTTACGGCTTGGATGCGCCTTATCGTGGGTGGGAGCGATTCCGAGATTAATGAGGCGCTCATTGATGCACACATGACTCCTGGGTTCGGTCTAAATAAGGGATTTGCAGAGAACCTTGCCCGTAATGCTCGTGGAAAGAACTACCTTGACTATATTATGAGCGGGGGCCAGGTATACTTTGGTAGCGTTGATTGGCTTAACAAGCGGGTAATGGAGTATGCAAACGTAATCCGTACCATTCGAATTTCGGGTGGCATGGATTCCCCCTCTCTCATTCGAGCAATCCTTGGTGTCAAGGGCATTAAGGGAACTTTTGAGGAGTCCCTGATCAAGTTAGTGGACGAGGATGAGCTTGTCGAAGAGGAAGGTGTAGGTGGAGCAGAGGCCCTGCGTAATGCTGCTATGGCACCACTCAATCCACTGATGATTATGGCTGAAAACTTTAAGGACCCTGGGAATCTTTTGGGTTTTGTTCAGAAGATGAAGGCAGCTAACGAAAAAGCCCAAAAAGAGACTCCCGAGAAGAAAGAAGATTGGAAAGAGCCTGCTGTTCTTGTTGGCACTGTTCATGGTTGGAAGGGGCTTCAGGCGAAGCATTGCTATGTCTGTATGTCTGGTGGAATTTTCCCCAACTTCCGTACTGCGGAAAAAGAGGCGGAGGGTGATGTAACAGCATTCGACGAAGAACGTCGTCTCGCTTATGTTGCTATTACTCGTGCGGAGCAATCCGTGACAGTAATGGCGCCTCAGAAAAACTATCTCGGAAAACCGGCCCCGGTCTCTCGGTTTATCGGAGAGGCGTGCATTCCGATAGTTGGGGAGAAGGGTCCCGAGCAACCTGTTGGAAAAAATGAAGAGGAGTTGGCTATAGCTGACCCGAAACAGGAGCTTGCACTGGAATCTAGCCCGGAGGATCCCTTTGCGGAGTTTGATAAGACGGCCCGATCTGGATCTGGGGCTTTTGCCAGTACTCTAATTGCTTTTGCATACGATATCAAAAAAGAGGCATCCGATGAGTACCTCGGGGAGTGTGACTGTGAGGGTGCGTGCAAAGAGAGTATAGCTTGTGAGGGTGAGTGCAAGGAAGGAGAAGGCTGTAAGGCTGATGGGGGGGTAACTTGCCCCTGCAATTACGATTATCGGCGTTAGCGGTGTAGACTCCGACCATGAAAGTGTCGGAGCTTCAGTTTCAGGTTCTCCTTGACCCAGGGCTCCCTACCATAGTGGAGGGAGCCCTTTGCTTTGAGACCGGAGCCTCTCCTGATCAGCTTGGGCCTGGTGTATATGAGCATCACGGGGACGGCTTCAGTGTTAGTGATCCTGGGGCATTGACTAGGTTTTACGAGGATCTTCTTCTCGGAACTTCCTTACCCCTTGTGTTCGCGACACGGGATGTTCGGGGTCCGGATACGCTTTTGGCGATAGCTTTATTCATGCATCGCGAGTTGCCGCTTATTTCGGCGACGACTGGATTTGTAGCTAGCGTGGATCTTTATCATAGGTGGGGTCCACCTATGCTTGCTCATGTTGAGCCGAGGCTTGCAGCGTTTCTTCGTTCGTTTGACAAGTTTATCCACTCCGGTTTGTCTAAGCGGGAGCGCGGGGAGCGGATCGCAATGGGGGCCCAATGGATTCGAGAGTTTCTGGTTGATGGAGTACTTCCTGACCTTGGTTACAAATTGCCTGAGGTCCGAGTACTTGACATAGGCTCTAATAGTTTTGTGCTAGCCGAAACAGAATCTCCGTCGGTAGAGGCTTGGGAGGTTTTATTCCGGATGGGCCACTTACGTGGGATATTGCTTGGTCCTGATAATAAGGGGAATCGGGTTGTTTTGGCTTCGAGAAAACATGAGCGTTCTTGGCCTGGAATGAGGAATGCTATTGTGTTCTTAAATGATTTGGAGAAGCTTTCTGGAGGGGGATCTGAGTGGACCCTTGACGAAAACTATATAAGAAGTCCACTGATGGGAACGTCGATTACACCTTCCTACTTGTTAGAAGTTTTTTTGCGTGTTTAGCTGCGAGGTGACATCATGTTGTATACTCCTATTTCTGAAGGACTGCCGGAGAAGTTGGACGAGGATACTTCAATTTCAGGAGACAGGGAGACTCAAGTTGTACTTGGGGCATCTACTTCTCCTGTAAGTCCCTGGTTTTTGCGGGATACCATTCCGTGCCCTCCTCCTGTTTTTTGTGAGGGTGGGGACGACGATTGGGGTTAGGAATCTTGTTGTCAAATCTCCTGTTCTAGGAGATGGCTACTCTCATTACAGTTTCGACCGATGGATTCCGGAATTATGTGGACCTTCCCGATGGGCGTCAGCTCAATCTAGGGTCGGTTTCGGTTCTGAGGCTGGTAACTGATCTGGTTTCTAGTGTGGTTGAATGTCGGAAGGCCCTTGACGCTTTCCTGAATAAGGGCTCAGCAACACTCAGAGTAGACTTACAAGCTCTGGAGGGGCTGTTACAGCCTCGCCGAGCACGATGGGCCGGGCATGGTGATCCGTTTATCCCGGCTGTTTCTCGTCAACAATTTCGAGGCGCCAGAATGAACCCTGTCCAGGCAATCTATACCCACATGGATGAAATTGAAAGTCACGTTGCTGCACTCCAGCAAGAGGCTGAGCAAGGGCAGCAGGACGAGCAAAAGACTGCCCGTCTAAGACAATTGACGGCTTCCCTGTGCCGTCTAGTTACCTTGCCTGAAGAAGGTCTTACTTCTAAGCTAGCTTCGATTGAAGCTAGCTTAGAGGCTATTGGTAAGACTGGGTTTGCGTCGCGTGAAGAGGTAGAGGCTCTACGTGCTCTTGCGGCAAGTCTTAGCGAGACGGTGACTGGAAAAACAGCGGCCGTTGATGAGGATGCGAAGAAGGAGCTTGGGATCTACATGGAGAATGAGTCCAAGCTTAATAGGCAAAAGCAGGATATCCTCAAGAGCATTCTTCGAAAAGTCAAAGACGGAAAGTATGACCCTTCTTCGGCCTCAAAGCTTTGGCTTTATTGGGTTGACGAAGGTGCAAAGATGTATGTTCGTGAGTTTGGTGGAGATGTTAAGGACATGTTTTCTAAGCAGCTCCGGGAGGGGTTAGCGAAGGACATCGCCAATAGCGAAAAGAAGCGGATAGAAGAGGGTGAGTATGATCACCTGAAGATTGCTTCTGATCAAAGCCAGAGTCAGCAAGATCAGGTTCAAGAAAAGCAGGCCCAAGACCAGGGCGAGCAAGAGAAGGGTGAGCAAGATCAAGAAGGGCAAGACAAGGAAGCCTCTCTTCGACTTTCCTCTCTGACAATCAACGAAGCTCTTGCACATTCGGTTATGGCGAAGGTTGAGTGTGCCCTTAGGGTAGTTGAGGCCAGTGAGCGTCCTGGAACTCAGGTTGCCAAAAAGGACCTGAATACACTCTCTATTAAGCTTTCTTCTCTGATTGAGGCAGCTGACCTCACCGATCCTTCTATTTGTTCAGAATTCGCAAAGCTAGCACAATTGGCAGATAAGGTTCACTCTCATTTCGCCGCCTGACCAAGGAGCCTAACCGATGGGAAACCCTAGGGAACTCAATACTTACATTTACCGGATGGGGACGGCCCCAAACACCCGTGTTGCTGTGAGCCAAAAGAACAAGGTTTACGGTTACATGGTTGGGAAGAACAAGTTTCAGCAGATTGGTGTCTTGTCTGAATTTGGCTTCGATGAGTCGAGGGCTATTGACCCGGTTCGTGGAGTCGGCTTCGGAGACACTATTGCTGAGTTGGTTCCTGGCGTAACGGAGCCTATGGCTCTGACTGTTAACCGGACCCTTTTGTACACCGTGAATATGTTTCAGGTTCTGGGGTATAAAGGTGGCGTTGAGGGTTTAGTCAGGAGTCTACGGCACCATCGTTGGCCTTTTGACATCAAGCAAGAGCTGGTATTTTCTGAGATATCCTCAAAGGAAGATACCATTGGAATCGACGCGAAGAACATCAAGAGAGCTGTTCAACAACCTCAGGGCACCCCAAATATGTATACGAGTGATGTTAAGGCACTCTTCACATTTTTTGAGGGGTGCTGGCTCAATAGCTATAGTGCTTCGTTTACCAGTGATGCTGCTATTGTGGCAGAGAACAGTTCTGTGACCGTTACAGATGTCATCGATGGGTTTTCGACGTACGGTGAATTTATCGATACCGGGTTGTCACCCGGTGGTGGTGGGACTGCTGGTGGTGGATATTCTCTTCGATTCTCTGGGGGAGCCCAGCCGAACACTACTGTTGGGTAACGACTGAAGCTTAGGTCCCTGTTGGGGCCATAGATGAGATTGGACATGCGGCAACGGATGTAGATGTAGAAGTACCAGATTAGATCTAGACTGAATTTCCCCTGTACTCCTTTTGGAGGCTAGATCGGATCTCCGAACTAGATGGGATGTATATGTATACCCCTTCTTTGACGTCCACCGCTGTCCTTCTCTCACCGTAACCTCAAACTGGTAGGTGTGAGAATGGCAAAGTTGCAAGCAAAAAAAATTACTGAGGCCCTTAAGAAGGCTCAGCGTGTTGGCGAAGTCGAGATCCCATTCCGGGTTACGGGGTGTGATATCGTTGTCCGAAGTCTCCGGCCTGAAGAGTATGAAGCAGCTACTCAGGCAGCACAGGAGTTTGAGGACTTACAGTACATAAATGCCTTCAAGAGAGAACACCTGTCTCGATCCATTTGCGAGATCAACGGTGAAAGCCTGAGAGAGTATGACTTTGTAGAGGTGGACATAGAGGAGCCTGATCCTAATACTGGTCGTCTTGCTGCCAAAACTGTTTCTTTGGAAAGGCATCAGTTTGTATCAGATTATGTGTTAGCTACCTGGAGTCGGGAGGCTGTTGATACTGCGTTTCGAAAATTTAATGATGTTGTAGCAAAGTCTGAGCAGGCTGCTACGGAGGGAGTCGAGTTTACTATTCCAGATGAGACTCCTGAAGAGAGGTACCGTAGGCTCTTGGTTGAGGCAAAAGAGATTGAAGGTCAGGTTCCTTTTGAGCTGGTGGGTCGAATCCTGGACGAAGTTGGCTACATTTCGAAATCTTCTAAGGATGAGTTAAAGGATGTTGACCAAAAGCTTTCCCAGGTTTCTGCTGAAGTAACAGTGGAACCAGAGCTGACTCCGGCGACTCAAATTGAAGTGCCCGTGACGCGACCTGCCCGACCGAATCTTTCTTCTGAGTCCCAACAATCTGACCCAGAAGCACTAATGCGAAGTCGGAGGCCACTAAATCAATCTTCGACTCCGGTACCTCAGCCAGTTGTGACACAACAGGCGATTCAATCAGCACAACCTCCGCTTTCGATGCAAGCTAGGCCCGTTATCCCAGCGACTCCAGCGGCTTTGAAACGAGCTCAAGAGATTGAGGCTATGGAGTCGGCTGCTTTGGTTGACATGGGACAGCAACCTCTTTCACCTGTGATTCAAGGCGGGACTCGCTTAGTCGATGGGATTCCGGAGTTGAGTGAAAAGGTTCAGAGGATCAATCCTCAAGCGGCCGAGAGAATCTTTGAGCAACCCCCAGTCGCTGGAATCAATCCTAGATTTAAGGCACCCCCTCGTCTATGAGGTGACTTATGCCACGGCCTAGCCTCAACGACCGGATTAACGAAATCGTGGAGGGGGCCGAGGGAGCCCTCGCCTCGGAAGAAGTTGACCCTGAGAATATCCGAATTTCGGCTCCTAAAGAGCCGGAGGTAAATCCAGAGATCTATCGAGACGTGGAGAGTTTACTCTTTCGTGGTTTTTTGTTACTTCCTGCTGAAATTAATGGGGTCCAATTCATCTTTAAGTCAATGAGTCATCGAGAATTTGAGTATATCCAATGGGTATCAGGGTCCCATAGTGAGATGACTGGTAAGTCAATTGACCGGTATTACTCAGCATTTATGGCATATGGCGTTTTTATGGTTGAGGGTGAAAATATTTTGCCTCAACGAGAGAAGTGGGTACCGAAGATTCAAGAGACTTTGTCTAGTTTACCCGCCGGGGCCCGAGGGAAGATCATTCGGTTTTTGTCTGAGGTTAATGCCAAGGCAGCTGGAGCAGTGACCCTTACGGAAGCCTACCAGATGGAACATAGTTCTAGGTTTCGTTGGGCGCAGTTTCGTGGTCTTGACCCAATGTCCTCTGCGGTAACAGGAGTACCGGGAACAGAGCGTCTCGGGCTCAACTTTGCTCAGTTAGTCTGGAGGGCACTTAACTACTACGATGATCTTCGAGAGCAAGCGGAACGAGAATGGGATAATGCGAAGTTTGTAGGGTCTTGCTTTGCAGGGAAGAGCCTTCAGAAAGTCTATAATCAGGATAAGGACCGGCGCCAGAAGGAGAGGGAAGCGCGAGTCCAGCGCCGGGACCAACTTATTCGTCAAGTTGTTCTTCGTGAGGACCCCGAGAAGACTAAGGAGAGTTCTAGGTATGTAATGCAGGTGGCGCGATCAGTAGAAGAGTTGGCTGATCAGCTAGAAAAGAATCTTCGTGGGGAAAGAGACTGGCATGACGAGGTTGTAGCGCGTGAGGAAGCCAAGCTTCGAACACAGCTTCAAGAACGTCAGCAGAAGATCCAGGAGATTGTGAGATCTCAGGGACAATCTCTACCCTATTCTGCTAGTTCGGAGTTTGCGGGCCTCACACGGGAAGAAGTCGCGCAGAGAGTAGCCCGGAAGCGGCAACTAGATGCACAGGCTGTTGCTAAACGTATGGTTTATCCAGAGTTAATGGATGAGAGAATGGATGGGTTTCTTCAAAAATATGTTGAGGGTCAGGAGGAAACTTATCAGGGCTTGACTGTGGGGTCTACCGATCGTGATCCCACTGAAGTTCCACCTTTGCCTCCACAGCGACCAAGGGCGACCCCGTTTCGGAGATGATTCATGGCAAGTGAGCGAGAACAAGTTGAACTGGCGTTCAATATCGAGCTTCAAACTCGCAAGGCGATGGGGGAGATCTCCAAGATCGACAAATCCCTCAAGGGGATGGTGCGGCAGAAGCTTGAGTTGAAGGGTCTTGACAAGAAGGGTGTTGAGGAGTTTCGAAAACAGATCGGTCGAACTCGTACTACCTTGACTCAAATGGCAAGGTCTATGTCTCCTAAGCATCAGGCAAGGCTGTCAAAGGAATTTAAGGAGGCCTCAACTTCCGCAAAAAAGCTCACGAAGGTCGTTATGGTCGAAGGTCGTAAGGTTCAAAAGTTTGAGAGAAAACTTAGGGAGGCCAAGACAAAGGAAGAGAAGAGAGTAATCGGTAGATATATTTCGGCTTCAAAGTCTAAAATTAGTAGTGCTAAAAGAGGCTTCGCGAGAACACGTGGAAAGCTTGCTAAGCGAATGGATGAGACTGGGGCATTAGCTAGCATAGAAAAGAGGTCTCAAAAGGCGGCTCAGAGGAAAGAAGGTATCGATAAGCTAAAGGCTCACGATACTGGTGCTGAGGTAGCTGACGGCTTCAAGGATGCTCTTAGTTCACTTGCAGGCAAGGACTTTCTTGGATTGAGTAAGGCTGGACTGAAGATCTCCGGCGATATTATGAAGGGCATTGGCAAGGGCAGCATGAAGTGGGGTGCTAAATTCGCTGCCAAGGGTGCCAAAATGGGTGGGGCTACGGGCGGGGCCATGGAGTCTATGGGGGCACTCATGAAGGGGGTCGGCCCATTGATCGCTACTCTTTCCAAGATGGGCCCTATCTTGTCTGCCTCGGCTGGTATCTTTGCCGCTATTGTGAAGCTTGTCCTCGATGTTGAGGCGGCTGCCAAAGATATGAATAAAAACCTTTTGGAAGGCGCTTCGTCTGCTGAATTTATGTATGAAAGTGGTAAGTCTGCCGGGGGGGCTTTTCAGAAGCTTGATAAGGTAATGGATCAGGTTCGGTCGGATGCCACAAATATAGCCGAGAACATCAAGTGGGGAACTAGTCCTGATGATATAATCAGAACGACGAATGCCTTGGCTCAACAGGGGATTACCCTTAAAAGTATGACCCAGGCGTTTAAGAATGCCGGTGATTCGTCTGAGGAGGCAGCGAGTCAAGTTAAGGGTTTTGGTGATATGGCGAGAATGAGCTTTGCCTACGCCCGGCTGATGGGGGTCAGTGTGAATGAGCTAACTGACCTTCAGGCAGAGATGTTTACCGAGATGGGTACTAGCATCTCTGGGATGAAGTTAGAATTCGCCCGTCTCACCAAAGAGGCAGCAGAGTCAGGAATCGCGACGAACAAGTTCTTTGCGATTCTTCGAGGAGTCTCGGCGGATCTTGGTCTTTACACGACGAGAATCGGACAGGCTGCCACAATGCTTAAGCTTCTCGGGAAAGTGATGAACCCCAGAGAAGCTCAAAAGTTCATGCAGACAGCTACTCAGGGTATGAAGCAGATGTCTGAGGAGGAACGCCTCCGTATGACCCTTCTTGCTGGGGAAGGGAAGATGCGTGATATCGTTACCAAGGATTTAGAGAGAAAAACTAAGCTCGCATATGCAGATATGGCTTCTTATGCCGGGGTATCCTCTGAAGAGGTACGAAAGGTAGTTGAGGATGCCCAGAATGGAGTAGCAGGGGCTTCGGAAAAGATGGAGGAGATGCTCAAGAAGGTTCCAGAGGGGCAGAGGGCGCATTTTAAGTCATTCCTTCAAGAAGTGAAGATGGACCAGAATGCCATTAAAAAAGGCGGGATAATGGGCCTTCAGGAAGCAGCCTCGAATCTTTCTGCGGCGGGGGCCCTTACTGCTACCAAGGCGGCCCTTCAACGGTTTGGAGGGGGTGGTAAGCTTAGGGATATGTCTGGTATCCAAGCATTTGCTGCTAGGAAATCAGCGGGTGTCTCATTGGAGCAATTTCGTCAGATGGCGAAGTTAGAGGCTGCTGTCGATGACCAGAAGGATGAGATGGTCAAGCTGCTTGGAAAACGTGCCAGGGGTGAGGATCTGAGTGAGGGGGACAAGCAGATGCTCTCTCGAATGGATAATATGAAACTCACTGATGAGAAGGCTATCAAGGCAGCGGATGATGCGGACATCATCGCTACGATGGAAAAGAGTGACCAGGATAACCTGGCAGCAGCAGCAGAGCAGACTGACTACGCGGCTAAGACATTTGAAGCTACAACTACTATCACGGACAAGATAGCGCGGGTTGTTGATGGTATCTTCAACCACCTTTATGTTGCCTTGAAGGACATCATAAAAACCATCAATGAGTTCATTGACCTTGTTGCGCCGGTTTTTGGCGGTCGGAAAGATGCCGAGGCCAAGAAGATGGATGAGGCTCTTAGGCATTTTAGGGATGAGGGTAATGCTGCCAATGTAGATGCAATTTTGAAGGCTGGTGCTGGTGAGACCGATGTTTGGAAGAAGAAGGGCAAGATGATGGACGTTGTGGGTCCTATGCTTGATAAGGCCCTGTCTGGATCTTCTGAACGCGATAAGAAGGAGTACATTGAGGAAAAAAAGGCTGCTAAGGAAAAGATAGTCGGACACGCGCTCGTCGGGGACGAGTTGACGGAATTTACCAAAGAGGCGGAGGAGTCATTCTCAAAGCTTTCTGTCCTTGGGAAGAATAAGACTCTCGCAAATGCCATTGAGGATATTGCGGCTCATAGTGACCTGAACACTGAGAAGGGTGGTCTTAAGGCTATTGGAATGATGGACACCCTTGATAAGAGCAAGAGGGATAAGTTCCAAGACTCCCTTATTGTACAGCAGGAGGCTCGTCAAGCCGCTATTGATCGAGGGGATAAAAATCTTCCTCAGGTTACTATCCAGAAAGCGATGTCAGACGCTGGGTTTGACGAAAAGGACTACGCGGAGTTTATCAAAAAAGCTGGTTGGGCGATGTCTCCGGAGAGTTTGGCTAAGACTCTACCTCAGATGGGGCTTCTATCTAACAAAACCGCGTCAGGTGCACCTCAGGCTTCTGCTACGGCACCAACTGGTCAAGCTGCGTCTACCGCGAAGTCTTCTGCCCCAGGGATGGCAGGGGTTGTTACTGCCTCTGCTGCTCCCGCAGCTCCTGTAGCTCCCGCAAAAACGGAACCCGCTATGTTCCCTGTCAATGGTCCAATGCAAACCTCAACCCCGGATACTGCTACTGCTAAGTTAATCTCGAATCAGGAGATTGCCGAGAAAGAGACGGTTAGTAACCTTCAGGATCTTTGGGATGCTTTGCGGCGAAAAGGTGTGAAGTTGGACCAAACCCAGCTCGAAACGAAGATCAAGGATACAGTAGAGAAGGGAGTCTTGGAGGCAGTTCGTGTTGCCTTGTTCGAGTACGCCGTCTACACCGCTTCTGACCCTAATCAGGTTCTACAAAGAATGCAGGATTCTGGTTTGAGTGTGGGAGGGCAAGCACAGGAGTATATCGACGAAAAGAAGTACAAGGAAGGCTTTGTTAACCTGCCCGCAAAAGCTGAGGGCGGTTTCGTAGCAAGTATCTCTGGAGGTCTAGCACAGATTAATCCAGCGCCGGGTGAAGGGTTGACCTCGATTGGAAAAGGAGAGCGTATTGTTCCCGCCGGAGGGGAAGGTGGAGGGGCTCCTCATATCACGGTGAATGTCAACGGGATTGGGGGTCAGGATCTGGCTAACCTCATAAGGGAGAAGGTAAATCAGGGAGTGTACGAGTACAAGCGTAGGGAGAAGTTCAACTAATGGCCTATATTCGCTCGGCAAACCCCTCGAACTTTGCTCCGATTACGGATGGAGCACCCGTCTACCTTCATGGTGCAGATACTAGAAGGCATTATGTGCCTCTTGCCTTCCAGGTCACGAGCCCTTATGACTTCCAGAAGGCGCTACTGCCACATGCTCTCATTTCCCATGTGAATCCAATGAGTTTTGCTGAGACCTTCAATAAGAAGGTCGAGCGGATTCAAACTAGGGGTGGGTTTGTAGAGCAACATTGGGGGGACGACCTGACTGAGATCTCCGCCGACCAAAGCACCGGCGCATTTGTTAATCTGTATACGGGCCTTTCATCGGTTTTGAGACAGCGGACTATAGCTTGGGATCGGTATAGGGACCTCTATGACCTGTATCGCAATAATGGGTCTGTTTATGATCCCTACGGGAACATCGTTCTTCAGGGTAGGGTCATGATCCTGTTTGATCGTGGCACTTATATCGGTACCTTTCGAAGCTTTTCAGTAGAGGAGACAGACGACTCTCCTTTTGCCTTCAAGCTGACATGGAACTTCAAGGTAGAGCATACGATTCAGCAAATTCCGATTACCGCTTTCCCTGTATATAATGGAGTTCCTTCTTTTCAGTCTAGAAATTCTCTCGGTGCAACAACTGTCCCTGTGACTACGGGGTTGTGATGGCTGACCAACGGAACCCTACTGGGAATGATCCAACTTCTTATGAGAGGTTGGTATTTTCTCCTGTTTCTAGCGGCCAGGCGGCAACACATCCGCTCCCTCCCGGTCTTCGGCGAGGTGACCGTGTCATCGATGAAATCGAAAATACAGCGGATTACTATGGGCCGGATCTGTATCGCAATCTCCTGACTTTTTTCTCTAGTAGTGAGTTTCAGTTCGACTCAAATCAGGACTTCATTCCGGTTTCTCAGACGAAGGCGAACCCAAAACTATTTGTGGTGGGAATTATCCCTCCGGCGGCCAAAATTACAGGGAGAATGCTCGATCGGTCGGCGTCGATTGCAAGTGTTACGGGATGGCCGGAACAACAACTTGATTATGGGGATCAGTCTGGGAATTATGTTGGAGGGGAGGGGGCAAAGTCTACCGGAGTTTCGGACAATGGTGTCACACTTGTCGATAGCAACGCTTACCCAAGAGGAGCCGCACTTGAACCTTCTTTTTGGGTCAGTTATGTGCAGATGTGTCAGAGACTTAAGGTAGACCCCTATGAGATGGCTGCTGTGTGGGAGTGTGAAAGCAACTTTAGTCCAGCGGCACAGAATAAACAAGGTGGGAGAGTAATTGCGCAGGGGTTTAATCAGCTAACTTTGGGACCTGCTAAGAAGATTGGAATGTCTGACGAGGTTTGGAATAACTTCGCGACCCTGTCTCCGGAACAACAGTTGCCCTGGTCTGAGAAGTACTTTCGCGGTGCCTATGTCAAAGGTAAGAAGGCAGGGCAGATTTATCGTGTCAACTTTGGAGGTTATACGAACCCAGATGGTAGCATATATGCCAGCAAGGCATATATCAATAGTTTGCCCGAGGCAGATAGAGCCAAGTTTAAGAATCCCGATTACCAAGAGAAAGTTTGTAAGCAAAACCCTGGCCTCGTTGATGAACAGGGTAGGATCATGCCTTCCATCTTGGATAAGAACGTTGCAGGTCGGCCCAGCCCTGGGGTTCGGGATTCAATTCAGCGGGCGATGACCACGGTTGGTTCAAGTAAGCCTCCAGATTTTGTTGATCCTGCTACTTCTCCCCCACCTAAAGATACCGGAAATGGTAGCTGGGTTGACGGAGGAAATACTTCTGCGGCTCAATCGAAGCGGGAATCTGAGGCAAAGGTAGACACTGATCTAAACCGCTCTACTTTAGGTGCTCGTTTTCAAGGTCAGCAGCGTGCCGAGGCTAAGTTAACTAAGTCCATTTTGGACATGATGGGGTCTACTCCGCCCCTTCGTTTGCTAGTCAACCCAAAGTCCTTTAAGGTTAGTTCTGAGAAGGTTGTCAGCGATGGTAATTGGACCCGGAATGGGCCCATTGTGGAGCATTGGGGAGACCAGCAGGATAAGATCGATGCCTCTGGGACTCTTGCGGCGTTTTTTGCCATTGATGCAAATAGTCAAACCCAGTATAGGGATGGATCTAGTCCTGGGCTCACTCGTGTAGCCAGGAACTACTCAGAGAGTTATAGGAATTTTCTCTCGTTGTTTCTTCTCTACAAGAATAACGGGTATTGCTTCACTGCACCGCTGGAGCAAGAGACCAATAGGGATAAGTTCTTCGCGAGGCTCTCTTTGGTTGGTTCGATTTACATCTACTACGACTCGATTCTTTACATCGGGTCGTTTGACAACTTCAACATCACTGAGACTGATGATAAGCCCTATACTCTGGAGTATAATTTTCAATTCACGGTTAGGGCTACGTTTGTTTTGGATCGACCCGATGATTACGGTGGCAGAGCTTTGCCTCAGAGGTCACGCCCAGTGGCCGGTATAAGTACAGACCAGATTCTTGCTAATCTGGAACAGAGTAACTTCGATGAACAGTCTAGGATCAGACAGGCAGAGCTAGAAAGTTCCGAGACTGACATTGAGCGGTCAGGTAGAGAGGCCGATGAAGCTGCTAGGACGGTTGATTTTTTCAAGAACCGTCCTCCTTCAGGTGATATCACTTTGGATCCTTCTGTTTTAGCAGCTCTCAAGCCCCCAAGTTCACAAGGGCAGGTTGTCCCTAAGCCAACTCAGGCTCAGAGGAAAGGGAAAAAGTAATGGCACGAGGACCCTTTCAGGGCACTTGGACCCCTAATGCGCGACCTACAGTGGTCATGGCCCCTGATGCTATTGTTTACATCAATGGAGAGGTGGACATCATCGGGTGCTCGATGTGTAAGCGTCGCTTTGACTTCAACCGATATGTCACTCAAATTCAGACTAATCTCGATGTGGATAGTGTCCCAGGCTCGGCGACTATCAACTTGAGCATTCCGCGTCACTCCATAGATGACTTTTACGTGGATGGGGTCCCTGTTCTGACTCCAATGATGGAGGTTGAAATCTATGCTAAGGGTTTCTACCTTCTTGAGGGGTTGCCTCAGTATTATCCAATCTTCTGGGGTCTTATCACTGAGGTTGGGGATTCTTATTCAGGAGGAGAGCATACTATCAGCATCAGTTGTGCGGACATCCTGAAGTGGTGGGAAATTTGTCGTATGAACGTCAACCCCTCCTTCACAGGCCCAACCCCTGCGATGGGGAGATCGATTTTTGGTAACGTTCTTTATGGCACAAACCCATATGACCTGATCTTTACCCTTGCTCAGATGAGTTTTGGCGATGTGATCTTGGGTACGGGGTCTTTGGTAAGTCTCTACAAAGAAGAAGGTCAGAAGGCAACCTTCAAGGAAGCCCTTGGAGATATAATGCGGTACTGGTCGAGTCGATTCTCTAGGATTCGATCAAACCTCATGTTATATGGGGTGAATGGGATCGCTGTTCGAGGGGATTCAATTGCTCACGGGTATGAACAGGGAAAGTTTACCCCCACTAAGGGAGTCTCGCATATCGCAAATGCTGTTCGTAATGCTAATGGGGGACCTCAGGCCGCTCAGTTAGCCTTTGACCCTACGGACCCTGATGTAACAGCTTTTCGGACTCAGTTTTCTCAGGCTGGTGAGGTGAACTTTTGGCAATCTGAGTACCAGACTAAACTTGAGATCGCCAATGCTTGTAAGGAGGCTATTGGATTCGAATTTTACATGGATGTGACTGGAGATATCGTTTTTAAGCCACCTTTCTACAACCTTGATATCCTCAGCAATAAGCCCGTTTCTTGGATTCAAGATATCGATATCATCGATTGGGATTTTTCTGAGTCCGAGGCTGAGGTTGTCACTCAATTGACTATTCAGGGTTCTTTCGGTGGGAACGTGGACTATGGGTTTGGTCCGGAGATTACTCCTTTTACAAGCGTGACAGATTACCATCTTCTTCGTCAGTACGGTTGGAGACCTCATACCTATAACTCAGAGTTTATGGGGGATCTCGTGAGGATGTTCTATCATGGGATGGACATTTTGGATCGGCTAAACTCCAGGAGGCATCAGGGTACGGTCAATATCCCAATCCGCCCAGAGCTTCGTTTAGGGTTTCCTGTCTACATAGCTCCGAAAGATCAAGTATGGTACGTTAAGGGGATCTCGCATAACATTGCTTTTGGTGGTCGAGCCAGTACAACTCTTACCCTTACGGCTCGCCGTCAGAAGTTCGTAGCTATTCAGGGTATCTCGACGCTGAAAACTCAAGGATCTGCTGCATATTCGGGAACGGGACAAGTTTCGACTCAAGGGAAAAAAGGAAAGTCGCCTTCAAAAAAGACCCCTTCTAGTGGAAAGCCTGCTGGCCCATTGACAATTCGTCAACTTCGGGATCGGGCATTTTCTTTGGAAATGGGGGATGCTGCTACCGTACCCCCGATTAATGTTGATCCAAAGAACCCTAAGACTTCTGAGCCCTATAAGCCCCTGATTCTTCGACATCCCAAGACTGGAAAAATCGTGGGATACCCAAACGTGGTGATGGTCTATACGAGGCCTTATGACGGCAAAAAAGCCTATGAGAACATCGCGGG